TTTACTAGATCCGCGTGGATCTCCCTTACGTGTAGGCATTAATAATATCCATGCTTCTTATGAAATGACCAAGCATTACAAATACTAGAATAACGCTTAAGACAATAAGCAATAGTTAAATCTATTTGAGTATATGGATCTCTCGATTGATAATACGTACTACGCATCTGACCTATCCCATAGTGTGAACCATTACGTGCCAAGTAGTTATAACTACTCTCTTTAAGGATAATAGAATCAAAGCATTTAAACTCTTTATAACTAACTATCCTGCTATGTGCATACACTCTTAACTCATCCTTTGAATAGCTTGCAGCTACGGCAGGCATAGGTATCACCATTTGTAGGAGTAGTAACAGCGCCAGTGATGTAGATAGTTTCTTTATCTTTAAATTAAGAGGGGTTTTATTGAGCCTCTTATTTAAGGGGGCTAAACCCCCGGGGCGCTGTGAGTGTCCACGATACACCCCCCTGTCAAGGTCTGTGAATAACATGCGTAATCTTGGGCGTGTCATGTGAGATGCTCTTTGTGCCCGCAATCTTTGCACTCCATTATGGCGTTTCTACCGCACATTTTAACCTTTGTCTTATGGCTTTTACACTTAGTACACATTAATCGCAGTCCATTTCATCTTGATCTATAAGGCACACACTGAGCCTTGAACACGTACTGCACTCCAACACCTTTACATTGGGAGGCAGGTTATTCACCACTATGCGCTCTATTTGATTGGTTACTTTCTTACAGCTACGGCACTCATATTTAATCGCCATAGTTAGATTTACCCAGGTAACGCATCTCAAACAGGTTATTTTGAGGGATCCAATAGGTATCTTGGCGTGGATGCTTGTACTTCGGCACAAGGGCCATAGAAGCGGGCAGCCAGCCGGCTAGGCGATACACCGGGCTTTTTCCGATGACCAAGATACATACATCATTAGGCCTATTAGATTGATTAGCTTGAAGGATCAACGCTCCATTTGTGTAGCGCGTGTGTTTGACCTCGATACGTGTGCCTACATCCGCCTCTGACTTGAAGGTATTAATACTGGGATTAAATCCAGTAATACCAAACCACTCAGCTACTGCTATCTCTGCTCCAGCGCTTTCTGCGTGTTGCGAAATCATTTCGTGGTAGTTCAAGTTTTGGCCGTAGAGCCTTGTGAAGTAGCCATCTTGCATGACTCGGGCGCGGTCTAAGGCTGCTTGGTGTGCGCTTATCTCCTGCGCCCTGTCCAGGATTACTTCATCTATCCTCGGCATTGAGAGCATAGCCATACCACCTCTTCGCCACCGACTACCTGAATAGATAATCCGCCCTGACGTGGCTGGTATGTATCGCACTGGTCGCATAGATCAACAGGAGAAGAGCTGACCGATCCATCCAGGTGGATTGTTGTAGCTATCCCACCTTTGATTATCTGCATCTCACCCATTAGAGCCACACTGCTTTACATTGATCTTTACGTACCTTAGAAGGGCATGTGTATCCCTTGTAAGTGTTACCTGTTTTCTCGCTGCGGCCTTCTTTGTACAGCATCCGGCCATGACTACAGCTCGGCACACTCTCGACTATCTCGCCGCCTAATTGATCCTGCACTAACGCAAGGGTTGAACCGAAAGAGGTTGCGGTACCTTCACTCTCAAAGGTTTTTACTTCCAGTGTTGTCCATAAATCATCACTGATTACAGACTTTAGGGGAGCAGGCTGGACTTTCTCCATGTCATCTCGCGTTGCAGTCTGTCCACCTTTAAGGAGCGTGATTGCTCTGCCAAGACACGATGAAGCAATATCCTCTGCGTAAAACCTACGCATGTTTGGGTTATAAAGATCCCTAAACCCATGAGCGATATTAGTAGCCGCAGGGTGAGCATCATCAACATCTCGATAAACTTCAGCCCGGCACGTGATGTAACCCTTCTCAGGATCGTGGTGGATAATTTCAATGTTTGACCTTCCCATTGGATAATTTTCTACAAACCATTTGTTCAACATGGCCACAGTTTCATACGAGCTAAGATCAAACATGTGTTACCTCTTCCTCAGCGATGACGTCAAAACCCATCTGACGTGCCTTGAGTCTGTGATCTCGCTGCTTTAATTCAGCCGCTAGGAATTGCAACCTCCTACGAATTACAGGTATTTGAGCCTTTGATACGGCTGACATTTGTTCTTGTAATGTCCAAGTCTGAGTGCCATCTTTACCCCAGCCTTCTGAGATGTTGAGTAAACATGCTCGACAATATGCGCGTGTTTGACCATTAGTCGAAGTAGCAATCAGGAGGGCTTGTGTCATGGCTTGTGGATACCACTCATCTTTATTTTTCTTGCCCCAAGCATCTTTACAATGATCGCACCAAGTGCCGGTAGCTGCGTGTGTAACAAAACTCATGATTGCACCGACTTAGCGCCACGGCGGTAGCCCATTTGTGTGCCGATTTTCTTGCCCTCGTTAAAACCCTTTGCATAGAAAAGCACGGCTGTAATTGAGGCCACGATAAACATATAAATTAACACTTGTATCTCTAAAACTGTACTCATTGTCTTACGCCCTTTGATAAGGCCGATACGATCTAAACCCTGAGAGCTTAGCCCGGCTCGGCAGTTAGTGGTACACCATAAGGGTAAAGCCACCCACCGACAATATGCCTACGACACGCTGGGAGGTGTTTCCTCTTTGCGAGATTTAGACTTGAGCCCGTTACTAGCTAACACGCCACCCAGGGAACCAGTAAGGAAAACTGTAAGAGTAGTAAGCAGGTCAATAAATGCCCTGTCATTAGGAGCTTGTGCACTTACCGGTTGAGTTACAAAGATAAGCGCGTAAAGCATCCCAAACACCGACATAGCAAAAACCACAGCTAAGGTCATACCAATAAAAACTATGAGGCGAGCGTGTAGTTCCTCAGGGCTTAAACGGCTCATAGATTTCCTCGGGTATAAGGTCTTTTGTGCACGTACCAAGTACCTCACAGCTCGGCGGCTGGCACTCGGGCTTACTCCAATTTTCGTACTCTTGGCACTCATACCTTACCCATCCTTGATAACCGCACCCCGATAGGAGCAGACTCCCCAAAATCGCCCCTATCAGGGCTCGCATTAGTTAGCGCCTACGCCGAATTGCTTTTCACTAGGTGAAAGAGCTTTAAGCAAAGGGCCTACTAGTCCAGCGATAAACGCATTAGCTAGTGTTTTTGGATCAGTAATGCCTGAGAGATAAAGGGCTCCCACGCAACTAATAGCAGCTCTCAGGTAAGAGAGGCCTGCCGCTTTCAATTGTTCGCTCATTGTTTATTTACCTTATCTAGCCCTAATTTAGTTATGAGTTGTTTTGCTTTATCCGGGGTAATTGCTACCTCGAAATGCATTTCATCCTTACGGTTTACGTAATCGCCACCCCACTTAAGGCCGTATTTTTTTGCCAGTGCTCGGATCATTGGCACCTTTTCGTTTGGAAAAGTACCTACCTTCCCTAGCGCGTGTTTAGTAGCGTTTATATCTATGGCAGTACCGGAGGAGTGGCAGCTCAATTTGTCCTCGCTACCGCGTACCATCCTGTAGGCATAACTCCAGTCATCGAATACGCCGCCCTCTACAGGCTCGATAAGCGTATGAAACTCGGCAGTAAAGCCGGCTAGTAATGGGCCGCACCCCTCAGCGCATCGCAGCTTTAGGTTTGTACCCTCGACCTTGTAGCTCGTGATACGGATTTCCTCCGGATCCTTTGAGGCAGGCCAGCCGTTATAGCTTGTTTGCATTTTGCTTAATCATTTCATCATAAGTAGTTTTAAGCATTGAGGTAAATTCCCCGTTGCCGTGGTCAATAATGACGTGTTCTGCGCCAAGTTCATCTGTAAAAAAAGTTACATCAGACATTAGAGTTCTGCTCCAAATCCTAGATAGCCGCCAGTTGTATTCTGTTTAACAAAACAAAATCTGTTTGTGGTCATACCCGATGAGTTAAATTGAACCCCGATGCTTGTCGCGCTTGTAATGGAAATAATGCTCGCAGTTGTGACGGCGGTTGTTGTGCCATTCATATCAGTCACACTTAAAGCAGCATAATCAAGCGTTGTTGGAACTACTCGCATTGTTACAGGTAAGGGAGTAAAAGCAAAAGCAGCACCTGATGTAACAATATAACCGCTGTTTGCTAGTAATCCATCTGATGCAGCGGAGTTATTAGTTCTAAAGTAATACCTTTGACAGTTTGCAAGTTCACCCTGAATAGTTCCACCAGCACGGCTAAAGGTTGTTGGAGTGCTGCCCAATTCAACCTGTACTCCTGTAATTTCGTAATAATCTGCTGCACCTGCCGTACCTACTGGGGCAAACTCCGTATAAATTCCAATTTCCGTAGTAGCCGCTGCAATAGTGGCTGTTCCGCTAAATCGTTGCCACGTTGTTGTAAGTGTTGGAGTAAGTGTTATAGGAATAGCCTGAGCAACATATCCTGTAAGTAAAACATTTTGGTCTGTTCCTGTACCAGTTCTTAGGCTGATAGATATTTGACTAGATGCTCCTGAAAAGTTTGCGCCCTTGCGAGCATAAAAAGAAAAAGTAACCGCTTTACCAGCCATAGGTATTGAATTAACTGACTCTAAACTATTGCCTGAATAAATTGTAGTTGTAGATGTATTTCCTGAGTCACGCGATACGCGAGTGCAATATTGGATGCTTGGTAAGTTAGTTGTATCGTTTGTTACTTGTCTAGATACCGTGCTCCCTGCTACTGCTCGGTAATACTGCCAGCGGTCTGCGGTGTAAGTTCCTGTACTTGGTACAAAAGATGTGCCGCGTTGCCATATATCCATACCGCCGTTAATGATGGCATTTTTACCTGCTTGGTAAGAGAGTGTGCTGCTAGTAAGTAGGTTAATTGTGCCGTTAGTATCGTTTACATCGGATGCTGAATAGACATCTCCATCCGCGTACGAAACTTTCGTGGGCCATCCAACAGCCATTATGTAGCCCTCCTTAGGGTTTTAGTAGTTAGCATCTATGAGCGCCTCCTCAGTAGTAAGTGTTGTATCCCAGCTATTAGCCGTAATATCGTGAGCAATACCCTGGCACTGCAGGGTTTGAGTTATGACCGTGCCTGCTTGGCCATAGTTGGTAATTTCCATAGTGTCAAAATAATCTAGGCTGAGCGCCGCATCTACTCCAGTGGTATAGCCAAGGGTTACAAGATCTAGGGTTATCTGACTAATAGTTAAAATGGCATCTTTACGAGCCCCTACGTAGCTAGTTGCTAGACTGAGCGCCACCCCTGTGGTCTGCATTAACATAGACTCGGCCGTAATGGCTCGCGTAAAGTATTGAGCGATAGAGGTTGCATCCTCGTAAGTCTGTGTAGCTAGTCCAATAGGGGTAACACTGGCCTTGTTCACTATGGCTTTATCATTAAAACTGAATTGGATCTTTGAGTAATTTATACCTGTTACTCCATCGTTATTAAACTCGATAGGGGTAACGCTTTGTGCATCGTAACAAAACGTACGGTTCTTAAATACTGCGTTACCTGCTCGGTCAATGTAAAACGCTCCGGGCCCTTCTGTGAACTCGACTGTATTGCAGGCATCTAGCACCGTGCGGTTTCCACCCGGATCTACCTGGCAGGTTGTGTTGCCTGTTTGTATCGAGCGCTGAGAGTTAGGAAAGGAAACCATGTCCAAAATCTTATTTATTCTTGTGCCTGTATCTTGTCCGGCAGTAGCGCCAGTGACAGTAGTTACATTTGAATTGTAAAATAATCTAAACGCATCGTAGCAAATTAAATCAACAAAACCTGTCACCGCATTTTGCGGGTAGGTGTAAAGGAATTCTGTAATGTAACCAGCGAAGATTGGATACAAAGTGCCATTAAAATCAGCTTGTATTTGTATTTTACGTAAAGGTTGAATATCAGGGTAGTAGGGTGAGCTAGTATTTTGGGGGTCAAAGTAGCCTAATTCATCATTGATTCGCACGGTCGCGGTAGCACTGAGGTATTTGTCTTGCAATACGTTACGGCTGCGGCGCGTAGAAATCTTTAGTACATCTGCCGATACATCAACGATGTCAGGTACAACAGTGCCAAGCTCTGCAAAACCTAGCTGCCCGGTGCCAAGTACTAAAACGGTGCCAAAACTAGCGCCTTGGGTCAGATTGAGTTTCACTATTGGGGTAGCTGGTAATACTGCCATTTAATACACCGTTGAATAATTGATAGGAATGCCTGAGGCTTGATTGTTGTAGATGCCTTGAGTTATTGCATCGACTAAATCGCGCTCTGTTGTGACTGATCCTGAAACATTAACTGTTACATAGGTGCTACCCATGCCGCCCATATTGCTTAGAGGTATAACAGCTTCAGGGCCAGCTTCTCCAATAAGAGCCATAGTTGGATCAGTAACAATGCCGCCTTTAGCCATTGTGGCAAAGGCATCGTTTTTATTAAGTTTGTTTACAAGCGCCTGGCCAGTAAGGGTTGATTGGTACATGTCAGGGCCAAGATAAGCGCCCCCTACATAATTGTTATTAGGACTTCCTATAGAGGTAGCAGGAGGTTTGATATTGGCCAGGGCTAATAGAGCCGCTAAGGCTGCGTTTAAGGTAGCAAGCCACTCTGCAAAGGGGTTAGGTATGTCATTAAGCGAGAAGGCAGCGCCACGCAAGACACCGAGTAGAGCCGCATCCTGGGTAATCATGGCTGCAAACTTGGCCGCGCCTTGTACGTTACCTTCTGCGATAGCCTCTTCAAGATCCATAATCTCGGTCTTAAGCCGGATGCGTACACGATCTTCTTCAGTTTGTTTATTCATGGCCGCAGCCGCTAACTGAATACGATCCATGTCAAAGATTTGATTAGCTTTGTTAAGGAAAGCTGA